ATTATGGCAAGTACAGCAGCAAATTCAGCAATAGATATAGCATCAAGAGCATTAGTTCTTATAGGTGCAGAACCAATTACTTCTTTTGATTCTTCAAGTACCGAAGCATTAGTAGCAAGTAATATGTATGAAGATACAGTAAGAGCAACATTATCTACAGCAAGGTGGAGATTTGCAACTGAACAAGCACAATTATCACAATTATCAGATACACCAACTGGAAGGTTTGACATTGCTCATCAGCTTCCAAGTAATTTATTAGTGCTTCATGGTGTAACAATAAACGACAGATTAATTAATTATACAGTATATGGTGACAAAGTATTTTCAGATTCAACATCTGCTGATGTTTTGATTGCTGATTATACATTCAGGGCAACTGAAGATAACTTTCCTAGTTATTTTTCATTGGCTATTGAATATGCTTTAGCATCTATCTTTGCAACTTCTATTGCAAGAGATGATAATCTTATGCTTGTTATTGAAAAGAAAGCAGAACAATTAATGGCAAAAGCCAGAAATATAGATGCTCAACAGCAAACAACAAGGCGAATACCTACATCAAGATTTGTAACAAATAGGAGAAGTTAAATGGCAAAAGTAAGAGTGCCATTAAATAACTTTCAGTTTGGTGAGGTAAGTCCGTCTTTAACATCAAGAACAGATACACAAGTTTATAATAATGCAGCAGAACAAATAACTAATTTCTTTATTCGTTCAGAGGGTGGATTAAAGAAAAGAGCAGGAACACAAAGACTTGCTAATCTTGGTAATTATACGAATGGTACTTGCACAATAACAGTTTCAGATTATGGCAACATTGTGGTAGGTAGCACTATTAAGATACCTTTTAATGATGGCACAATAATAACTTTAAAATGGGAAGCATCAAGTGGAGCAGCACCTTCTTCTCCATCAGGCAATACTCATTTTGTTAGGGCAAATGAATCTAACAACACAACAGCAGATAATATATTTACTGCTTTAAATGCAGTAGATGGTTTAACTGTAGCTAATCCTGCTGCTGCTGAAGTAACAGTCAAAAGAGATGATGGTGGTAGTGATAATCTTGAAGTCATAAGTTCTGATACTACACGATTAGCAGTTACAAATTTTAGTATATTAAGACAAGAAGTTAGATTAGAACCTTTTATTTTTTCAGATGATGAAAAATATATAATTGCATTCAGCAATACACAAATACAAATATTTCAAATTAATGCTTCTACTGGTGCAGTAAGTTCAATTCAAACTCTTACAAGTCAGTCATGGTTAGTAAATACTACAGCTAGTCCTTATATTGAGGAAATAACTTTTGCACAACAAGGTGACTTAATGTTTATATGTCATCCTACTTTTCAGACAAGAATACTTGAAAGAACAAGTTTAACTACGTTTGCTGTAAGTACATTTAGTTTTGATACTTCAAGAGATGGGGATAATATATTCCAACCTTACTTTGCTTTTCAGTCATTAGGTACAACTATTACTGCTCAAGCTACCAGTGGTACTGGCAAAACTTTAACAACTTCTGCTGATTATTGGGTATCAGGTCATGTTGGTACTGATGTTCTTATAGGTAAAACAAGGTGTAGAATTACTGGATATACAAGTGCAACAGTAGTAACTGCAACTATTAATGGAACATTGCATCAACAATTACCAATAGATTCAATTAAAGTTTTTGAAGGCAGTGGTACAGTTCAGGTAACTAATGCTTTACATGGATTGGCAACTGGTGGCTCAGTTACTATAGAAAGATGTGGTGCAGTAGGTGGTATTGCTCAAGGTAATTTAAATGGTGCAAGAACTATAACAGCAGTCATAGATGAAAATACTTATGAGTTTACAGCAGGAAGTAGTGCGACTGCAACGTCAAGTGCTATTGGTGGAGGTAGTCCAAGAGTTGTAACTAATGCTGCAACTACAGAATGGTTTGAACAAAGTTATTCAGCAATTAGAGGTTATCCTGCTGCTGTTACATTTCATCAAAACAGACTATGGTTTGGTGGAACTCAATCACAACCTGATGGCATATGGGGTAGTAAGTCAGGTGACTATTTTAATTTTGACATAGGTTCAGCAGAAGATAATGATGCTCTTGATTTAACAGCTAATGTTGGAGAAATATTTTCTATAAGACATTTAGTATCTAATAGAGATTTGCAGATATTTACATCAGGTGCAGAATTATTTATACCAACTATAAGTAATAAACCAGTTACCCCTGCTAATGCTCAAATAAGAAGGCAGACACCTTATGGTGCAAGTTTTGTTAAGCCAACTGTTTTTGATGGTGCTACTTTATTTATACAGAAAACTGGTACAGCATTGCGTGAGTTTTTATTTACAGATACAGAAGCAGCTTATACTTCTGTTGCTGTGTCAGGATTAGCACCACATTTAATTTTAGACCCAGTTCAACAAACTTCTATTAAAGGTGCTTTAGACAGAAGTGAGTCCTATGCTTTTCTTGTAAACAAAGATGGTACACTTGCAGTATTTTATTCTGTTCGTGGAGAACAAAAAGCAGGATGGACATCATGGAATACAGAAGGAGTATGGCATAGTATATGTGCAGTACATGACAGACTATTTGTTGTGTCAGCAAGAGATGATGGTTCTGGAACAACTAAACTTTATTTAGAAGAATTTTTAAGTACTATGCCAATGGACTTTTGTGATAGTTTTAGTGGTAGTGCAAGTGTATTTACTGGTTTAACTTCGGCACATTTTACAAATAATGCTGTTGTAAAAGCTACTAATGGTAATGACTTTCTTGGAAGCTTTACTGTAAGTGGTGGACAAATAGATGCAAGTGATGTTAAAAGTGGAATAACACAAGCATTTATAGGTTATGCGTTTACACCAACAGTTAAAACATTACCTATTGATGTTGCATTGCAAGGTGGACCTATAACTGGAGAGCCAAGACAGATACCTAAAGTTATATTAGATTTAAATGAAACTTTAGCTGTAAGTGTGCAAGGTCCAAGTTCAACTTCTACGAGTAGAGATATGGTTATTAGAAATGTTACAGATGATATGAGTTTAGATAGAATAGCTGTTACTGGTAAAGAAGAATTTAGAATGATTGGATATAGTCGTGACCCAAGAGTTATTGTGTCACAGTCTTTTCCATTGGATTTACAAATTAACGGAATGGTAGTAGAGGTGGCATTTTGATTGAATATATAATGTTAGCTGCAACAGCAGGTATGGAGTATAGAGCTAAAAAAGAAGCAGGTATGGCAGCAAAACAAGAAGGTGAATTTACTGCAAAAGCAATAGAAGAACAAGCTAAATTTAGAAAGTTACAAGCAATACAAGAACACAATCAGATAATGGAAAACTTCCAATCTTATAAAAATGAGAATGCTGCTTTAACTGGAATTATGGGTAGAGATGAAGGAAGCGATAGGTCACTTAAAGCATTAAGAGAAAAAGCAAATAAAAATACAATAGTTGCAGCAAAAAGACAAAATTTACAAACATTAGCTGAACTATCTAAATTTTCTCAACAAAGAAATATGACACTTATGAAAGCAAACAATATTCAAAAAGCTTATAATTTATCAGCATTTAGTTCAATATTAAGTGCAGGATATAAAGCATCACAAGTATATGTAGCACCAACAAATGACCCAAGTAAAGATGGTATATATACATAATATGGAATAGATTAATGAGTTTTATTAAATCAAAACCAACAACTTTTAAAAACACTCCAGTAGGTGTGGTTGCTGCTGATACTGGTGTAAGGCAATTAAAACAAACACAAATTGAATTTGCTCAGGGTTTAGAAAAAATTGCATGGGCAACAGCAAAAGATGAAGCAATTAAAAAAGATTTGTTCAATGCTAAAACTTTGCCTATTAAAGATGAATATGGGAAATTAAAATTTGAAAAAATAAATTTTTCTGCTGTAGGTGAAGCACAAGCACAAGAAATTATGGCACAAAGATATTCAGATGAAGTTGCACTTAAATCTAATATAAAGTTTGGAGAATTACATTCTCAATATAAGTTAGATAAAACTTCTTTTGATACAGAAGCACAAAGTTATATAGATGGATTTGTAAAAATATTTAAAGATAATAAGATGGATGAATACATACCTGATTTTATAACAAAAATAACAAATCAAAAAATATTACATGGTAATAAAATATTAAACGACATTAGAGCAAGAGAAGAAAGAATTGCAGGTGTTAATACAAATTTAAAAATACGAGATAGTGTTAATTTATTATCTGCTTTACAATATGACATTGAAAATTCAGATATTGAAAGTGAGGATGTTGTAGATGTTGAAAATTTTAACAAGTTATTACAGCAAAAAGTACAAGGTAGAAATATTCTTTTAAAAGAAATTAATAATAATATAGATACATTAGTAGCTAATGGGCAAATTAAAGCACCTGCTATTGCAGATATTAAAAATAAAATAAAAAGAAATCTAGCTTTAGGTGTAATTAATGTTGCAATAGATGCTGTAGGTGAAAATGATGGATTAATTAAAGCACTTGAGCAATTATTTCAAAGCAAAAATCCTTCACAAAAATTACAAGATTATATATTTAAAGGAACATTAGGTAAAGTTAAGCCATCATTATTAAAAAAAATATTTAATTTAAAGACTCAGTTAAATTTATCAAGAGAAGATATTGATGTTATTACAAGAGAAATATCAGACAGAGCAGGAGATAGTAAAAAACTTACTACAGAATTAAAAGATGATTATAACATATCAAATATGTCTAATGTTGCTAATGGTGCAATAAATAATATTAATTTAACAAATGATAAAGCAACTAGAAATTTATTAAGTAAAACTTTAAGTAATGATTTAAATGAAACATTTAGTGCTAATTCATTTATTCAATTACCACCTGATAAATATAATCAAACTTTAAAATATATTGCTAATACAAAAATTCTTCCTAATGAATTACATAATGTTTATAAAACAACTAACCCATTAAATATGAATATATTTAAAGGTATGGATAAAAAAATTGTAGCAAAAAGGTTATTAGATACTTGGAATAACGTAGCTTATACAAGTGATGGACAATCAACACTTCAAGATTATAATGAAGAATATTTTAAATATAAAGCTGTAGAAGCAATAGTTCAAGCTAATGGTGGAGATATTGTAAAAGCTTTTGATTTAGTTGGTCAAATACCTGCAACAGAAAAAGTTGTAAATGAAGCAGTTATGGCAACAGTAAATGGTTTTGATGCTGATGCTAAAGCAAATTCAGTTGATAAAGCATTAGAATTTGTTTTAGTTCAAGCTAATGTGCCAAGACATACTTGGCTTGAAATGAAACCTTATGCAAAAAAATTATTGTATTATAAACAGCTTAAATCTGGGGATAAAAAATTTGATGAATTTTCATATAGCAATGTA